GATCGTCCCGCCAGCCTCAGCGATCGTGATATTCGGCGCTGTCGCTGAGCCAAGGATCGCGTGGAGTTCCTCATCGGAGGCGTCGGTGTCGGCAGTCCACATGCCATTCATTGACAGCGTTCCGTCAGCCAGTCCGAGGATGTACGCTTTGGAGGTGTCCGAAAACGAAGTCACCTCTGCCGTTTCGTTGGTCAACGTCACATCGGTGCTGTTGAAGTACGGAGTCATCACGAACTCGTCGAGGTAGACATCGGTGCTTTTCCCGTGTACGAACGTGGGCATTACTTACCTCCCGCTTTCTTCGGTTCTGGTTCCGGCTCCGGCTCAGGCTCAAATGCCTCATTGACCTCTGGGGTGTCCGGGTCGTCAGCCACGTAATGCCCGTTATCATCGCGGGCGCGGGTTGCCTTGTGATCTGAGGCGAGAGCCAGGTATCCGGCTTCGACGCGCCAGTCTTTCTTCGGGTTGGAGATCTCTACGGTGTCACCCGGTTCGTGGCGTTTACCGTCGACTTCGATCCCGGATTGTCCGTCTGCTCCTCCGGTTACTACATACTTGGCCATGGGGCCTCCTCGCCGATATGCAAGGTAGCCGTCCATGGCCACCGAGGGCACCGGCCACGCGGGCACTAGGCGCAGTCTACCCGTTGGGGGATTATAACGGTGGAATGCCCGGGAGGCCCGCCGCGGAGGGGTTCCTGGGGGGGTGGATCACAGGGGTGGTATCCCGGGGTGTGCAATACTTGTATCCATATACCCCCATAGTGTAAAATACGGGTATGGAGACGACGAACAACCCCAACACCACAACCAACACCGAAGTGTGTGACCGTGCCAGTGAGGCCGCGAACCAGAATCCCTTCGTGACCTACGTCCGGGGTTGGGCCGTGCCGCTCACCGACGACGAAGGCCGGGCCAAGTACCACGCCTTCGCCGGTTACATCGACAACGTGTACGAGTCGCCGGGCGTGTTCGCCGGTTCGACCGTCGAAGATTTGGTCGCTGGTGCCGAGTCCAACGCCGATTCCGATTGGACGGCTTACCTCAATGGCTAGTTCGACAACCAACAAGGAGAGAAAGACAATGGAAACGACAGAAACCCCCAAGGAGGGAATCATGACAACCACCACTCACGACGGGTACATCTACACCGAAGTCGACATCGACAAGGCCGACGGCAACATGGACGATTACGTTGTCATGGAGAAGGGCGACCCGGAAACGGCGCTGGTCCTCCTCGGTTGGGATGAGGTCGGACTGTTCGACCACGAGTTCACCAACCCGGTCTACGCTCGCATGACGGAGGTCATACGGGAAACCAACCCCCTCATCATCGGCCTTGTGACCCAGTTGATCGTGTCCGGTTATAGCGACGAGCAAATCCTGGCCGTCCTTACCGACAAGACCCGGCCGTTGACAATCGAACGGCTGGCAGCCTTCCGGGCCGGGGCCGCACGATGACCGAGGACATCATCTACAACACCCCGGTCAAAGGCGTGCGTGTGGGCGACCGCATCAGCCAGGCCGGAGGTGGTGAGCGTACCGTTATCGAGGCCCGCTACATCGACGGCGGCCAGTGTGCCGACACGGTTCTGCTCGTGACGGTCAGCGACGACGACAACAAAGTCTGCCAAGACCACTACCCGGTCAAGGCCCCAACCGAATGGTCCTGGACTGTCTGGTACAAAGTGCCAGTCATCAGGACCACAACCACCATCTAACCCAAAAACCCCAAACCCAAGGAGCAACAACGACATGCGAATCAAAGACATCGAACCCAACACGTGGTACTGGGTCAAGGACAAACCCAACACGGAAAACCGCCGGTCAGACGTCCCATGCCGGTGGGCCTGGGTCGGGGCGGTCGTAACCGCCCGGACCGACCGGTACGGCAAGGTCCTCCCGGAGAACTCCAGGACCGGCCAGAAAGCCGTCGAGGTCGAACAGTGGGAGGTGGTCGACCAGACCACCGGCCATCTGCTGTTCTCCCGGCACAGCCTGTCGGCCGATACCGTGCCGACCCTGCAACGGTATACCGAACGCCGAGGCAAGGACCCCGAAGGCCCGATATTCATCGCGGCGAACCTGATCGGCGACCCGGATGACCTCGGCATGACGATGCCCTACGCTGGACAAGACAGTAACCAGTCGGTCGAAGAGGCAATCCTGGCCCTGTTCTACAAGGCGATCGCTTACAAGGTACAGGCCATCGAAGCCCAGGACGCCGCCACCGCCTTGAAGTTCGATGTGCTGACCCGGATGCCCGCCGATCTCGCCGAGGCGTTGGGTCTAGCCCAGTCGAAGATCACCGCCGCCGATGGCAAGCACCACGGGTGGGATGACGGGATCAAACTGGACACCAAGCGGGTCGGTGCCCTCGACACCTACCTCAACGGGTTGGGCCTGTGATGTTTGCCATCCTGCTGATGACCAACCCGTTGTGGCAGTTCGTCATCGCCCCGCTCGCCCTGGTCGGGATCGGGTACTGGCTCCGAGGTGCACTCGACCGGTACGACGACCGCAACCCTGGCACACCCGGACTTTACAGCCTCTCCGCTACCAACCCTGGGCGGGTCGACCCGACCGAACCGCAAATCCGAATCTTAGGTCCCGACACGGAGCCTTACGATTGGGAGAAGGAGGACACCGACGGTACCTGAACAACTTTCCGACGTCTTCGGAGGCCCTTCCTGTGCCTTCTGTTGGCCTCTCGACACCGGGGAGCATTGCCACCCCCCCGGTGGGCGGCGGTCAAAGGGAGCCAACGGGAGGGGCCTCTGCCTACCCCGCATCAGGGGTGGCGGGAAGGGCGGTATTCATGCTTTTGCAACGTGAGCAGCGCAACCGGTACGGGGTCGACACCATCTCAGCCAGGAGTTTGTCACAGTGTACGCACCTCACGTGGAATAAGGTCTGCCGGACCACCGCAGCCCGACCGGCCTCAGCATAGGCGTCTCCCATGTCACAAGGCTTTCACCACGTTGAACGTATTGGAGAACAACATCCGGTCCTGCTGGTCCCGATCGTAGGCAAACGGCGACTGGATCGCCTCGATCTTGTAATAAGCAGTCGACGACAGGGTTTCGTTGATCACCTTCGACAGGGCCTTCATCACATCGACCGCCAACGCCTGGGCGGTCGAATAGGCGGCAGCCCGGGTGTGGACCGTCACTCCGGCCTGCTCGATCGGCGGTGCCGAATCGGCCCCGAAAGTGTCGAGTGGAACGCCACCGCTGTCCTCGTAGACAGTCACGCAGGTGTCGGGCGCGTCCGGCATCCGACCCAGGAACAGGTTGGTCCCCAGGGTCAGATCGGTCGTCGCGATGGTCGCCCCATCCAGGTAGGTCCCGATATCACCGAGTACAGCCATCAGCGCAGCAGTTCTTTGATCCGGTTGATGATCCGCTTGTCAAAGTCCCGCATGGCCTTCTTGGTCGGCTTGGACAGGTACCCCCACGTGCGCCCCGGTTTGTGCCGCCACCGCCGCTCCTCATGCTGCCGCAGAGCGTAAGGCGCACCCGGACCGCCAAACGTCACAAACGCCGTCGGGTTTTTGAGGTTGGCACCGCTCATCAGCATGTCGACATTGGCTGTCCCCGACAGGATCCCTTCGTCGAAAGGGACCAACGCCTGGGCCTCGACTTTTACCTCGTTGGCCACTTCGAACACGGTTTTCCGTGTCGCTTGGATCACTTTGCGGTTCCCCTGGTCGAGCAGACGCCGCAGGTCTTTCACCCCTTTGATCTCCAGATGGATCGCACCTTTGGCCATCACGCACCGCCGACGTACGCCACCACACCGACTTGGCCCAGGGGGTCTTTCCGGGTGGCGACTTTGACGATCGGTCGGACTGCCGACACCGGCGACGGAAGGGTGATCTGGTCCTGGACGTTCAAGGTCAGCGACGCATCGGGGATGTATACGATGTAATCGTAATCGATGTCGTCGGTGTCGAGGCCACGCCCGGCGTCGTTCCGGCGGGTGATGTAAGCGTCGTAGGTGGTTGTCGACCCGGTGTACGACCGTTCGCCGTAGTTGTTCAAGGTCGGCGAGGTCCGCACCTCCACCGTGTCCGGGGTCATGTTCACTTTCAGATCGGTCATGAACTGGGCGCTGGGAGCAGCCATCAGGTGTCGGCCCCCGCCGGGAACTGGGTTAGGACCCCATCGGCCCCATCCCTCCGGTCGATGAACTGGCCCCGACTGAAACGGGGACGGACAAGATCGCTGTTCCCCTCGTCGACCTGTTTATCTGAGGTAGTGATACCACCAGCGTACGGGGTTGGGACGTTGCCCTCCCGGCCCGCCAGTTCCAGGATCTCGGTGGCCTGTGTACGGTACGCCTTGGCCTTCTGCGACATCGAGACTTTGAGGTCGCCCACCGACTGGTCGGCCAAGCGGGAGAACTTCGACGCGATCGTGATACAGCACCGGTAGGCCGCCCCGTAAAGGGCGGTGGTCGCCGTGTCCGACCCCGATACTTGGTTGTTGACCCAAGCGATCTCGTCGTCGTTGAGCAGTTGATCGTTGGTATCGGTGTCACCAACTAGGAACCGGATAGCGTCGCGAGCGTTGGCTGATGGGTCACCACCATACGTCCAAGCCATAGTTACCGCACCTCCGAGTCCCTATAAACGTCGGGCCGAGGCACCAGGGCGGTCGATAAACCCCGGCCCTCGGCCCACACGTTGTGTTGAGTTGTCAGGTAGTGACTAGGCCACCGGGTTGCTGAAGAAGTACCCCAGGGGTGTAGCGACTGCCTTGAAGTCCCATGCGCCTTCGATCTCGATACGGTCGGCCTTCAGGTGGTCCATGCGGAACCTGGACACCGCAGTTGAGGTGCCTAGTCCGGCTGAGATACCGGACCACGTGAAGTTGTACCCGGCGCTCGGCATCATCAGACCAGCGGAAGGGGCCGTGTAGCAGAGCAGGCAGTCCTTGTCGCCGATCTGGGAGTAGGAGGCAGTAGCGCCCTCCTGGGCCGAGTTGTAGACGCCCCGCATGACGTGGACCTTATCCACGCCGATCACTCGAGCGATGAGTTCCTCGGTGATCGCATCGGAGGTCGTATACTTGTACCTGTCCGTGAAGTCGCTGTGATTCTTCAGGATCGAGTACGCTGCGTACGACATGATGAACATGTTGGCTTCGTAGCCAGTGTTCGTCAGGATGGTGTTCTTGGCCGTTTCGATGTCGGCGATCGGTGTGGACCCCGAAGCGCTCCAAAGAGTGCTCGGTGTCGCATCCGTTCCCCAGATCGAAGTGGCGAAGTAGTTGTCCACCCAGTTGCGTTCCTGCTTGATCAGCATTTGCTGGGTCAGGAACCTGGTGGCGTCCATGTCCGGGTTGATCGGAGCGTCGGCGTTCTCACGTACCTGATCGCCGATGTCCTTGTGGAGGGCATAGACGAGGCTGGAATACGTGGCCGTCGACATTCCATAACCGGTCCCGGCTGACTCCGTGCCATCAGCACGGGGCTGCACCTGGTCCCGGAAAAAGTCAGCCTGGGTATACGTGAAGTATTTGTCAGACTGCTTGTTTACCGGAACGGTCGGGAACGCCTTGCTGGCAACGAAGTTCTCCGCTTCCTGGGAGTAGGCGACACTGATGTTGGTCAGTATCGCATCTACATGAACGTCGCTCTGTGTTGGCTGTGGCATGTGTCAGTCCTTCCTATGCCGCTCGGCTGTTGGCGATGTTGAGTATCATCGACGTTGTTTGCCCTGCGGCTGCTGCCTCTATGCACTGACCCGTCATGTAGACGGTGGTGTCGGTGCCGGGACTGATTGCGTCAGCCTGTGCGTCGGCGGAAGTCCCGATGAAGTTGCCAGCAGCAAGTGTGCCGTCGGCAACAACCTTTGAGACTCCAGAGATGCGGACTACAGCAGCCTGCCCAGAGGTCGGCGTGTTCTGGAGAATGCCGATCGGAGCGTTCGTGATCGCCGTAGCCACATTCACCGTCGTAGCCGTAGCCATAAT